ACCCCTCTAACTCTGTGCAGAACTTCTGCACAACGGCTTGCTGTTTAACTAACATAGTCAACTCCAATAAAAAAGCCGAGCAAGGTGGCTCGGCATCACATCAAGTAATTTGCTTACCTGACAACTCTAGTATACCACAACCTGTTGTGGAGAACTCCAATATGCCGTTCCCCGAACCCCACCCGATACCCACCCAAGCGTTGTGTGGGCGTGACGACGACGGTACAGCAACACTGTTCCATAGCCACATTACAAAAAACTGTCAAATTTTGTAAAAAAATAGGGGAGGTATGTCAAACTTTAGACATAGAGTAGGTGGGGTACTAACGCCAAAACATACAGATTGGAAAATCACCTAAAAAACGGGCTGAACTTAGGTGCCGAGTGCACGTTCAACCTGTATCGCTTTCCCCCTGATTCACGTGACGAATCAAGGCTAGTATAGCAAAGGTGGGGGCAGTAGCACCAAGTATGTGAAGCTAAAACGCCACCGCCCCCTGCTCACGTGAAGAGCAAGATTAGTATACCGAAAAAAAACCCCCAGACTTTGCTGGGGGCGCAAGGTGAGTGTGAACCCACGAAAGGAACCACAGCCCAAACGAAGGAAAAGACTGTGGCAAAGGCAGTATACACAAAAAACTTTACACAACGAAGAAAAACCGGTTACACTCCGTGTAACCGTGTCGTAGTACCTCGTGTTTTCCCACGCAACCAAAGGAGATTTGACACACGATGTTTTTGCAGCACTTAGTCTCAGCCGCCGAAGCGGACTTCATCCCTGACATAACGTCAGACGCTACTTCTTTCACCTCGCTTGACCCCCTCACCCCAGCGCAGACCCTCTCTGCCCAGCACAAAACTAGTCAGTGGTTAAAGCAGTTAACCGATGAGGACGACGAAATCCTAACGGAAGCCCAAGAAGAGAAAACCACAGACGCATTTAATGCCCTAGTCACCGCAGACCCCAAAGCAAAACAACGCTTACTGGAGCTAGACCTCCCGGAAGAGATAAAGTCAGCGGTTGGTATGGTCACTGCCTACCAGTGGAAGTTTATTGAGCAGGCTGAAGAGCTACGCAGTATGAGTGTGGCAAAAATAGTCAAAGAAACCGACCACCCAGACGCCAAAGTACGCCTTAAGGCACTAGAGTTACTTGGCAAAGTTACAGAAGTTGCGCTTTTCACCGAGAGAGTTACTGTAAAAAATGAAGATATAAGCGACGAAGAGCTAGATCAGAAAATAAAAGAAAAGTTAAGTAGGTATATGGGCGCAGTTGACATTGTCGACGTGGAAGAAAAAGAATGAACTACGACTTCATGACTCCACAAGAGGCACTTGCAGCGCAAAAAGCGCTCAAGCACATGACTAAATACGAAAAACTGGTGTTTTTAGACGAACTAACGGCAAAAGACCACAGACACAGACTTAAAGTAGCGAAAAAGAGTCCCATCGCCTTTGCACGCCACGTATATCCGGGCTTTAAAGTAGGCCCCCATCATAAAAAATTAGCCAAAATATTCCAAGACGTAGTAGACGGCAAGAAAAAACGGGTGATTATTAATATTGCACCCCGTATGGGTAAGTCGGAGTTCTCTAGTTACCTGTTCCCAGCGTATTTTTTGGGTAGTTATCCAGAGAAGAAGATCATCATGGGCACCCATACAGCGTCTCTCTCGGAAGACTTTGGTCGACGAGTAAGGAACTTAATTGAATCCGAAGAATATAGAGAAATCTTCCCAAATACCGTGGTGGCAGACGACCAAAAAGCGGCAGGGAAATGGTCTACTGGCGCTGGTGGTCAGTATTACGCTGCTGGTGTCGGCGGGGCTTTGGCAGGTCGCGGTGCTGACCTATTTGTGGTTGACGACCCACATTCTGAACAAGATATGAAGGCAAACTCCAGACTTGCCTTCGACAGTGCGTGGAGTTGGTTCCAGACCGGACCGCTACAACGTCTGATGCCGGGGGGTGCGATCATCGTCATTATGACTAGGTGGTCTTTGCTAGATTTGACAGGGCGTCTAATTGACTATCAGATAAAAAACCCAGATACCATACCTTGGGAGCTTGTAGAACTGCCAGCTATCATGGATGAAGGCACGGAAAAAGAAAAATCACTTTGGCCTGCACAGTGGAGTCTAGAAGCGTTACAAAATACAAAAGCCAGTATTGACCCACGGTTTTGGAATGCGCAGTACATGCAGAATCCAACGTCTAATATGTCTGCTATTATATCTCGCAAAGATTGGCAAATATGGGAAGCAGACGATCCACCCACATGCGACTACATTATCCAGTCTTGGGATACGGCACACGAGACAAAAACAAGCGCTGACTATAGTGCATGCACAACGTGGGGTATTTGGTATAACGATGAAGACGGGGGTAGCCCACACCTTATTCTTCTTGATGCGTTTAAAGCCCGCCTTGCTTTCCCAGATTTAAAACAAGAAGCGTTAAAACAATACAAAGAGTGGAAGCCTGATGCGTTTATTGTGGAGAAAAAAGCAGCGGGTAGCCCGTTAATTCAAGAGTTGCGGCGCATCGGCATACCAGTGCAAGAGTTCACACCGTCTCGTGGTAACGACAAAATGGTTAGACTTAATGCAGTAGCGGATCTGTTTACGAGTGGTAAAGTGTGGGCGCCAGATACAAGGTGGGCACGTGAAGTTATTGAGGAAGTAGCCTCGTTTCCAGTTGGCGAACATGACGACTTCGTGGATACTACAACCCAAGCGCTTTTGCGTTATCGGCAAGGGGGTTTTATTAGCCTTGATACCGACGAGAAAGATGACAATTTTTTATATAAATATCGCAAAAAAGCTGCGTATTACTAGGAAAACTAATGGCAACGCAAAAGTTTATGGGTAAAGGAGTTTTGTTAGAACGACTAACAGAGCAGATGCGTACGCAAAAAAGCCCACCGAAAGATCCAGAAGCTACCGCACGTGCGGTGTTAACTGCTCGTGGTATGTTAGACAGTAAAGGCAATTACACAGATAAAGGTAAAGAACGTAGCAATATGACGGCGGAAGAACGAGCGCTTGATCGTGCGTCAAAACGCACAGGTAGCCCAAAAACTACGTTTAAATACAACCCAAAAACAAATTTAGCATTAAGGAAAAAATAGTATGAGCATAGAAAAATCACTATATGCAGCCCCTGAAGGGCTTGCAGCGTTGGATCAAGAACCCGATATTGAAATTGAGATTGAGGATCCAGAATCAGTAAAGCTAAGCATTGAAGGGGAAAAGATCCTTGAAATGCGTAAAGGTGAAGGTGAAGGCGAAGAAGATTTTAACGAGAACTTGGCAGATGTACTAGACGAGGGCGTTATTCAATCTTTAGCCGACGATTTATACGAGGATATTGATAACGACATAGCTTCCCGTAAAGACTGGGAAACTATGTATAAGGACGGTATTACCTTACTAGGTTTAAAGTTTGAAGAACGCATGGAACCATGGGAAGGCGCATGCGGGGTGTTTCACCCAATGATTACAGAAGCGGTGGTGCGGTTTCAGTCAGACACCATTATGGAAACATTCCCAGCCAAAGGTCCAGTACGTACACAGATCGTTGGTAAAGAGACGCCAGAGAAAAAAGAAGCGGCGGTTCGTGTTGAAGAAGATATGAATTACCAGCTCACGGAAAAAATGCCGGAGTATCGTTCTGAGCACGAGAAGATGCTATGGAACCTACCAAGTGCTGGTTCGGCGTTTAAGAAGGTGTACTACGACCCAAGCCTAGAGCGCCAAGTAGCTATATTTATCCCAGCAGAAGATGTGATCCTGCCATATGGCATATCTGAAATTAACACTTGCCACCGCATTACTCATGTGATGCGTAAGAACAAGAACGACTTGTTAAAACTCATGAATGCAGGGTTTTATAAGGAAGTAGAGCTAGGTGAGCCTAGTAAATTTACAAGCGATATTCAAGAACGCAAAGATAAAGAGACTGGGTTCTCGGCGTCTTATGACGACCGCTTTGAAATTTATGAGTCGCACGTTGACTTGGACATTCCAGGTTACGAGGATTTGGATGAAGACGACGAGCCAACCGGTATTGCCTTGCCATACGTGGTAACAATGATCCGCGGTACTAACGAAGTACTAGCAATACGCCGTAATTGGAAAGAAGAAGATCCGCTAAAGTTAAAGCGGCATCACTTCGTGCACTACCAGTACATCCCTGGATATGGGGCTTATGGTTTTGGACTGTTTCATTTAATTGGCGGATACGCAAAATCAGCAACATCCATAATGAGACAACTGGTAGATGCCGGTACTTTGGCTAATCTTCCTGGAGGACTAAAGTCTAGAGGATTACGTATTAAAGGAGACGACACCCCTATTTCTCCAGGTGAGTTCCGTGACGTGGATGTAGGTAGCGGGACAATACGCGATAACATTCTGCCCCTTCCATATAAAGAACCTTCGATGGTTCTATCGGGGTTAATGGACAAGATCGTAGAAGAAGGGCGCCGGTTTGCGGCTACTTCAGATATGAAGATTGCCGATATGTCTAATCAAGCACCGGTGGGAACAACACTGGCAATATTAGAAAGAACCCTTAAGGTAATGTCTGCGGTTCAAGCCCGTGTTCACTTTTCAATGAAGCAGGAACTACAACTCCTAGCTGCAATTATTAGAGACTATACAGATGATAAGTACACCTATGAGCCAGAAGACGGAACAGCGCGTGCAAAGAAGGCGGACTATAGTAATGTTGAAGTCTTACCTGTATCAGACCCAAATGCAGCTACCCTTTCCCAAAGAGTCGTTCAGTACCAAGCTGTCATTCAATTGGCGCAAATGGCTCCACAGATTTACAATCTGCCGGTTTTACATCGTCAGATGCTGGAAGTGCTTGGTATTAAGCATGCGAACAAACTGGTGCCATTGGAAGAAGATCAGAAACCAAAAGACCCAGTAACAGAAAATCAAAACGTTCTTAAGGGTAAACCCTTAAAGGCGTTCCCTTACCAAGACCACGAAGCACACATTAAGGTGCACCAGATGGCGATGCAAGATCCCATCGTACAGCAACTTATTGGGCAGAACCCAATGGCACAAAGCCTACAGTCCGCTATGCAGGCACACGTTGCTGAGCACGTGGGTTATGCGTATAGAAACAAAATAGAAATCGCCCTTGGTGTTGCTCTTCCAAATTCAGAAGATGATCTTCCAGATGAGATGGAGAAAGAGATTAGCCGTCTCATGGCAGAAGCCGCACCGCAAGTGTTGGCAGAATCTCAAGCAATGGCTGCTCAACAACAAGCTCAGCAGAACGCACAAGATCCAATCCTACAGATGCAGATACAAGAACTTGAGCTTAAGAAACAAGAGTTGCAGCTTAAAGCCCAGAAGATACAGATAGATGGGGCTGCCAAGATGGACGAACTTGGCATGAAAAAACAAGAAATTGAAGCTAAAGCGCAGCTTGAAATGGTCAAATTAAGTCAGGATGCAATGAATAAACGAGCAAAAGGATAAGGTATGGATTTAATTGTTATGGATTTTATTGAGGCGATGCGAAGCAAAATTCGCCAAGATATGAACAACTTTACAGACGATTTGGCGACGGGCGCATGCCCAGACCATGCGGCTTATAAAGAACTTTGCGGGGTTATTCGAGGTCTAGCCTATGCAGAGCGCCATTTACTTGACCTCGTTGAAAACATAGAGAAGGCTAACGATGAGTGAAGCACTAGCAGTTCCGGAAAAAGAATTAAT